CAATCTCAAACATCTTATGGGTTTTGGGCAGTACCTCCTGATACTGGTGTCATGTGTATTGTTTGCGTGGTCGAAGGCGGCGACGGTGAGGCATTTATTTTAAGTTACATGTGGGACATGTACATGAATGCAAATATGTTCAACAATATGGAAGCAAATTATAATAAGAAAACTGTGGATGCCTGGGAAGCTGCTGTTGACAAACATGACAGAGGAAAGAATGATGTTGTACCAACTGATAACAATACCCGTATACGAAAAAAAATGGAAGATTTTTCGGGAATTACAGATCATTTAGAATTAAGTGCAACAGTTACAAGTGGAGCTCGAAGAGACACCCCGTCGAATGTCTATGGCTGGAGTTCCCCAGGTCATTGGGCTCACTGGGGACCACGGAACAGAAATATATATAATCAAACTGTAGGTAAAGACGAAAATGAATATTATAGAATGCGTGTAGGTGGTTCTGTTATTTTAATGGATGACGGGTTTGTAGGATATTCAAGAAAAACAAGTCCGTGGTATGCTCATAGAGATTATTCAGGCACTACACCATGGAACGTTTCGCCAGATCCGGGCGGTAACGACAGCGGTGAAACTGAAGGTGTTATGTTAGATTCTTATCTAAATGAGCATATGCGTTTACAAACACGAACAGGACATAGAATTATAATGCATAATTCTGAAGATTTTATTCACATACGACATGCTAACGGGATGTCTTGGATTAATATGTCCAGTAATGGTAAAATAGATGTATTTGCAAAAGACGGAGTGCATATAGGAACTCAAAGTCTAGAAGGCTCGCCTGAAATAGATGGTCAGTCACAAATTAATTTACATGGTCATCAGATTAACATAGATTGTGACGAAATAAACATGTCTGCAATGCGTAAAATCTATATCGAACAGAGAAAAGATCTAGGTATAGCAGCAGGAACTGGCCGCAGCAGTGGCGAAGCAGTAGATAACGCAGATCAATCTCCAGGCGGTGAAGGCGGTGACCTTCACCGAGGCAGAGGTGAAATTCAATTTGCTTTAGAGGTTGTAGACGGTAGATTGGAAATTATTACCACTAATGGATTTGGTATTTCAACGTTTGAAGGTGATTACGAAGTAGGTAGTGATAATATTAAAAACGGAAATCTAAAGTTTCATATGCATAATCGTGGAGATAATTTTATTGCAAAATCTTTCCCATTAGATGTTCCGCATGAAGGCGAACAGGTTCCGGAAGGAGTAGAAGGTTACAAACAACCTGGAAAAGGTTTAGAAGGAATTGGTATAGGATATTCTTATCAAGAAGTAGCAACTAAAGGTCTCGACTTATACGACGACATACCAGGTCCTTTTTTAGAATTAGTAGGAACACACCGATCTGGTAATAGAAGCGCATTAGAGCATGGAGATTTAGTGTTAAAGGCGGTACTTGCTACTAACCCTCCGCATGAAGTAGCACAAGAATGGAATCTTGTAAGTGGTATGGAAGATGTAGGCGGACATGGTTATTGGCATACAGTTCCTATGGTAAAATATGAAACCGCACATAATGGTTTAGTACATTTTTACGAAGACCCTAATTTTTATATGTTGAAAACTAACTTAGGAAGATTACCATCTGGATATCCATGGAAACATGAAGAATTAAATGAACCATACAAGCTGGTTGCGCCTTTTACTAAATGGGGTGAAACACCTGAACATAACTTGTCATATTCAGGTTTAGAAGTAAATGAATCAAATTATGCAACACCGCCCGAAGGTTATCAGTCTGCTATGCATGTCGACTGTCGTGAATACAGTATAAAAGGAAGAGGTATATTCTAATGTCTCGTATAGAAAAAAAGATATACAAAGAAGTTGTTGTACCGACAGCAAAAAAACAAAGTTACGGCTTGCCAGGCAATACCTATAGAGGATTTAGCACAACAAATCCATCTAGAAAAAGTGTATCTATATATGACTTAGAATGTATACGTCAAGACATAATAAATCACTTTCACATTAGACAAGGTGAAAAATTATCAGATCCAGAGTTTGGCTGTATAATTTGGGATGTTTTGTTCGATCCATTAACTGAAGTTTTAAAAGAAGCAATTGCTGAAAACGTAACAGAAATTATCAATTTTGATCCAAGGGTAACAGCAAAAAAAATTATAGTTGATTCCTATGACCACGGCGTGCAAATACAATGCGACATTACTTATTTGGCTTATGACATATCAGAATACTTGCAATTGAGATTTGATAATAGAGCAGGTTATTTAATACCTTCGTCTAGGGATTATACAGATCAAAGAAGTTACTAAAAGTTTTCTACGTGCTTAATTTTTACATAAATATGTAAAATATTTCAAAGGTTTTCATATGTCAAATACTGATAGACAAAATAGATTGTTAGTAGCCGAAGACTGGAAGCGCATATATCAAAGTTTTAGAAATGCAGAATTCCTTTCTTACGATTTTGATAATTTACGTAGAACAATGATTACGTACTTAAGACGTAATTATCCAGAAGATTTTAATGATTATATTGAATCAAGTGAGTATGTAGCTCTAATTGATTTAATAGCATTTTTAGGACAAAACTTTTCATTTAGAACTGATTTAAATGCTAGAGAAAATTTCTTAGAAACAGCAGAACGCAGAGAAAGTGTGTTACGTCTTGCTAGACTTCTAAGTTATCAACCTAAACGTGTACAGCCAGTAAACGGATTGTTAAAAATAGTTTCAATATCAACTTCTGAAGAAGTAAAAGATGAAAATGGATTTAGTTTAAATGGCGGTAATATTACATTTAATGATTCAACAGATCCTAATTGGAATAGTAAGTTTACTCGTATTTTAAATGCTGCTTTGCCTCGTGGTGCAGGTATTGGCAATCCTATACAAGAAGAAATAATTAATGGAATTGTAACACAGCAATATAGAATTAATTCTGAAAATCAAGGTATTCCAGTCGTACCGTTTACTAGAAATATAAACGGTATAAACAGAAATTTTGAAATAGTTAGTACTGGTATCGAAGATGGAAATATTATAGAAGAAGCTCCTTTTTTAGGTAATAAATTTGCATTCCTTTATAGATCTGACGGCAAAGGAAATCAAAGCTCAAATACAGGTTATTTTTTCCATTTTAGACAAGGTAACATGGTTAATGGTGATTTTGAGCTCAACGAAGGATATAGTAATCAAGTTGTAGCGGTTGATGACACACAAGTAAACGAATCTGATGTTTGGCTTTATTCTTTAGATGCTCAAGATTTTGAAAAAGAAGAATGGACCAAGGTTGCATCTACTGAAGGTAATAATGTAATTTATAACAACTTGGAAAAAAATACTAAAAATATTTTCAGTGTGTTAACTAGAATAGATGATCGTATTAGTTTAGTATTTGGTGATGGTACCTTTGGAAATATTCCATTAGGCAAATTTAGAGCCTATTATAGAACAAGCTCTCCTGACGTAACAAGTGTAGATCCTAATCAAATATCTATTGTAAGTATGAGTATACCTTACACAAGTAATGCAGGTAAAACTGAAACACTTAAAATAATATGTAATTTAAGTTACGAGTTAACCAATGGAGCTAGTACAGAGTCTAACGAAAGTATCAAAATTAATGCTCCTGCAAACTACTATACTCAAAATAGAATGATTACGGCGGAAGACTATCAACTTGCGCCATTAGCTAGAAATTCTGATATTATAAAAGTAAAAAGTGTTAATAGAACCAGCAGTGGTATTAGTAGATATTTTGATTTATTAGATAGCACAGGCAAATATAGTAAAACTAACTTGTATGGTAATGATGGTATTCTAACAAAAAATAAAGTAGAATTTAAAAAGAAATTTGCTTGGCAAACTAGAGCTGACATTGCAGGCGCAATAGCAAATACTATTACACCTATCTTATCTAATTATAATCTACGTAATTTTTACTATAGCGAGTTTACAAAAATAAAAGTATCTGATTTTAATAATTTTTGGACAAGTGTTACAAATAAGACAAATCAAAACACAGGATATTTTAATAATTTAGGTGGTCAGTTACAAATAATAGGTGACTTTACTACTACTACTTTAAAATATATTACACCAAACTGTTTATTAAAATTTGTTGCTCCTGAAGGTAAGCATTTTATGAAAAATAATAATAATGCTCTTATGGACGGAAATGCAGATCATTTAGATTCTGTTGACTATATTTGGACTAAAGTTTATAGTGTAGACGGAAATGGCACCGAGTTGACTGATGACGGTCGTGGCCCGGTTAAATTAACTGACATTATACCTACAGGAGCAATTTTAGATCAAATTATTCCGAGACTATCATTTGAATTGTTTACTGATACACAAACTCAAATAATTGATCAAGTATTTGCTAAAAATACTTTTGGATTGAGATTTGATATTAATACTGCTCGCTGGGATGTTATAACGCTAGATAATTTGAATATTTTTGATGACTTTAGTATATCACAAACTGGAAGCACAAGTAGTCAACAAGCTGATCGAAGTTGGCTACTGCTATTTGAACCTAAAGGTGATACGTATACAATTACATATAGAGGTATTCAGTATCTGTTTGAAAGTCCTAATGAAATTAGATTTTATTATGATTCTTCTGATAAAGTTTTTAATAGATCAAGCGGAAAAACAGTTAAAGACAAAATTTCAGTTTTAAATATTAACAGTAAACCTGATTCAACAGATTCATTTACTGTTGATTATGATTGGGAAGTAATTGCTAGTTATCGTGATAGAGATGGCTATGTTGACAGTAGTAAAATGGAAGTAAGCTTTTTTGATTCTGACGAAGACGGTGTAGTAGATGATCCTGACTTGTTTGATATTATTGTAAATGAAGAAGTTAATAGTCAAAATAAAATTATCTTTAGAAAGAAAGTACAATATGCAGACGGTAGTGAACAGTACTTGTATTTTCCTAACACTAATGGGGAAATTGTTTCCTTGTCAGAAAAAGGTGCTTTAGCAACTACAAGTTTATATGATGATGGACAAATATTTTATTATATTAAAGAAAATTATTTTGAGGTATTAAATAAAGAAACTAATAGTTTGTCTGTTCTTGCAGACTATATAGCAGTTTCGGGTCGTGATGACTTAAAATTTCATTATGTACACTCGGCTGATCAAGATAAAAGATTAGACCCTAGTGTTAGTAATTTAATAGATGTTTTTGTGCTTACAAAAGGATATGATATTCAATTTAGAAAATATTTAAGGAATGCAGGTGAAAAACCATTACCGCCTAGCAGCGATCAACTATTTTTAGATTTTAATAAAAATTTAGTTGACATAAAATCAGTAAGTGATGAGATTATTTATAATCCTGTAAAGTATAAAATTATTTTTGGTTCAAAGGCAGATAGTGAATTGCAAGCAACTTTTAAAATAGTAAAAAATCCAGAATCAGTAGTAAATGATAATGATATTAAATCACAGTGTTTAACAGCAATTACAGAATTTTTTGCCTTAGACAATTGGAATTTTGGCGACACTTTTTATTTTAGTGAATTAACTGCATATGTGATGAAAGAATTAAGCCCAAATTTAGTAAGTTTTGTTGTTGTTCCTAATAATGTTAACACAGTATTTGGAAGTTTATTTGAAGTAAAAGCAGAAGCTGATGAACTTTTCATTAGTGGAGTTGAAATCACCGATATAGAAATCATAGACGAAATAACAGCAACAAAGATACAAGCAAATGGAGCAATTACTAGTTCTACTAATTCATTAAATGTAGGAATTCAAAGTTCTAATTTATCAGTTACTAGTAATTCGTCTAATAATACTGGAGGATCATATTAATAATGGCTTACGATAATTTTCAAAATGAACCTAATCTTCCAGTAAATGGATCATCTAAGAGAACAAGTTCTGATCATTTACCTAAGATCTATAGGACACCAAAAAACAATAAATTTTTACATGCAACCTTAGATAGATTAATATCACCTGGTTTAATTGATAGGGTAAACGGTTATGTAGGAAGAAGAGATGCAAAAGCTTATGTGTCGTCTGATACTTATGTTAATGATGTAACACCACAAAGAAACAATTACAAGTTTGAACCTGCTGCTGTAATTAAAAATAATTTAGATGATACAGTTTTTTATAAAGATTTTAACGATTATACAAACGCTTTATCAAACTTTAACAGTGCAACTGAAGACTATAGTGAATTAACTGCACAAGAATTTTATGCATGGAACCCACATATTGACTGGGATAAGTTTTCTAACTTTAGAGAATATTATTGGTTGCCAAATGGTCCACAGGCTATAAGTATTGCAGGTAATAGTGTAGAAGTAGATAGCACATATACTGTAAGATTAAGTGATAATTTAGACTCTTACAGTTATATTTTTACTCCTGACGGGCTTACTCCTAATCCTACTTTAACTCTTTATAGAGGAGTAAAGTATAGATTCGATGTTGATGTACCTAATTTTCCTATAGTGTTTAGGACAAAATTAACAGATCAATCTGAATTTGATCTTGACAGTAGTACAATACTTCTATACGAGGGAGTTGACATACAGGGATTAGAACAAGGCACAGTTACATTAGAACTAAGTCAATCTGCCCCTGATGATCTTTGGTATGTTTCTACAGAAGATATAAACATACATGGAAGAATACAAGTTAAAAACATAGAAGAAGCAGCATTTATTGATGTAGAGTCTGAAGTTTTACAAAAGAAAAATTATACTTCGGGTAACGGAGTTGCATTTTCTAACGGCATGAAAATTAAATTTATAGGTCAAGTAGAACCAGAATTTTATCAAAATAAAACTTTTTATGTTGAAGGCGTAGGCGAAGCAATAAAGTTAGTTGAAGAAAATCATTTATTAGTGCCGTCTGAATATACAAAAGAAGTAGACATTGAATTTGATAATATTGAGTTTGACTCTTTACCTTTTGACAAAGCATTAGGCTATCCTTTAGAAAAAGATTATTTCACAATAAATCGATCAGCAATGAACGGCAATTTATGGTCTAGGCACAATAGATGGTTCCATAGAGAAATAATAGAACTATCAGCAAAACTTACAAATAGTGATTTAGAATTAGATCAAAATTTTAGAGCAAGTAGACCTATTATAGAATTTGACCCTAATTTAAAATTGTATAATTACGGCACTAAAGCTAAAGAAAATATTGATTTAATTGACGATTTTACTAAGGATGTTTTTTCGACTATCGAAGGTAGTATAGGCTATAATGTTGATAATGTAGAATTAGCAGACGGCATGCGTGTTTTGTTTTTAGCAGACACTGACCCCTTAGTAACAAATAAAATATATCAAGTTAAATTTATTACATACGACGGGACACTTGAAAATGATGCAGTAGTGTCAAATGTAAGACAAATAACTTTAGTTGAGACAGATGATACAGACCCATTAGAAAATGAAACTGTAGCAGTGCGCAGAGGCTTAGAATACGCAGGAAAAGTTTTATCTTACAGTAATAATAATTGGACTGTAAGCCAACGAAAAACAACAGTGAATCAATCTCCGTTATTTGACCTTTTTGATAGCAATGGAAATAGTTTTAGTGACGAAGTTGAATATCCGTCAAGTACTTTTATTGGAAACAAAATCTTATCATATAAAACTGGCACAGGTGTAAACGATAGCGAGTTAGGTTTTCCTTTAAGTTACCAAAATATTAATAATGTAGGCGATATTGTTTTTGAATCTAATTATGGTCAAGATACGTTTTCTTACGTAATTGACGACAATGTTCAAGATCAAAATACAAATAAAGGTTATATATATCGATATAAAAATAGAACAGAATATTCGGTCGAAACACAATGGAAAAAAGTAACTGATTATAAACAACCAGTTGTAAGGCAAGTTGTATACGACAATACATTTGTAAACGTATACTTAGATGTATATGAGAATAGTTCTGACTTTATAGATGAAATAAACACTGTTATTTTTAAAAACAATAATTTGTTAATAAAAGACACCGATTATTCAATCGTTGAAGATCCGTCTAAATATGCAAAAATAAATTTTGTACAAGACCTAAAGGAAGGTGATGTTCTTGTAATTAAAACACAAAGTAGCTTGCCTAAAAATCAAAACGGTAAGTATGAATTTCCTTATTCTTTAGAACGAAATCCGGGAAATAAAAATTTAGATACATTTACACTCGGTGAAGTTAACGACCACGTGTTTAGTATTGTAGAAAATACTAAAGATTTTATAGGTTTGTATCCTGGTGTTGGAAATCTTAGAGATTTATCAAATATTGATAAAAATGGTAGAAGATTCTTACAACATAGTGTACCTTTAAATTTATCACTGTATCATATAACTGATGATAATGCTAATTTTGTAAAATCTATAAGATTTGCAAAAAATGAATATGCAAAATTTAAAAGGGAATTTATAAACATAAGCGAAACTTTAGGTTTTAGTGGCGAGACAAAAATTCACGTTGATAAAATTTTAGAAGAATTTGCGAGAAATAAAAATAATTCTAATCCGTTTTATTTTAGTGATATGATTGCATATAGTGGTAATATACAAACAGAACATGAAATTGAAGACAGTGATGAAATATATTTTCCTTTAGCAGATAATTTTACTTTAGATGAAATGTCGGCTAAAGCTGTTTATGTTTATCTAAACGATATGCAATTAGTTCACGGTAAAGATTATACATTTAATACAGAAGGATATGCAGTTGTTACTGCGGATAAAAATCCTCAAGATATTATTACTATATACGAGTATGAAAATACAAATGCAAGTTATGTACCGCCTACTCCTAGTAAACTAGGGCTTTACCCTTTATACGAACCAAAAAAATATCTAGACACTACACTGCAAACACCAGTTTACATGATACAAGGCCACGACGGGTCTTTGATAAAAGCTTATGACGATTATAGAGACGATTTACTATTAGAATTAGAAAAAAGAATATTTAATAATGTAAAAGTTCAATATGATTCAAAAGTTTTTGATATAAACAAAATTCTTCCTGGATATTTTAGATCAAACTCTATTAAAAAATCTGTTTTGAATAAAGCATTTGTTGCAGAGTTTTTAGAATGGTCAGCACTTGTAAGTAATGATTATCATTCTCATGATTTTTTTGCAAGAGATAATAGTTTTACATACAATTTTAGTAATAGTACAGATCTAAAATACGAAAAATTACCTGGATATTGGCGAGAAATTTACAAGTATTATTATGATACCGATAGACCAAATATTGCACCTTGGGAAATGTTAGGCTTCACAATAGAACCTAAATGGTGGCAAGACACTTATGGCGAAGCTCCGTATACAAAAGATAATTTTTTATTATGGGAAGATATAGAAAAAGGTATAGTTAGACAACCCAATACTAGGCCTATATATCTAAACGAATACAAACGTCCTGGACTGTTAGATATTCTGCCAGTTGACGAACACGGTGATTTAATTAGTCCTATAGAAATAGGACTTTTAGGTTATTATGATTTTGTTGAAATTGAAAAACCTTTTGTGTTTGGTGACGGAGCACCAGTTGAAGCAGCGTGGCGCAGAAGTAGTGAATTTGCATTCTCATTGTTAATAGCTTACGGTTTAAACAAGCCAAATGAATTTTTCGCAACTGCATATGACCGAAATAACCAAGTTAGAGATGTTGCGGGCAATATTGTTTATAAACCAACAGGTTCTAGATTTAAATTAGAAGATATTATTTTTCCACCTAATAACATCGATGATGTTTACAACTTTACAAGTGGAATTGTGAATTATATTGCTAATTATAATAAAATGATTCCAGAGACTTATTCAAAATATAAGAGTGATTTAGTAAGTATTACTAATCAAGTTGGATTTAAATTTGCTGGATTTACAGAAAAAAGTAAACTTAAACTTATACTAGATAGTCGAACTCCGCTTAATAAAGGGAATGTATTTGTACCAGATGAAGATTACGAAATAATTTATAACGAAAGTACGCCAGTTGATTTATTAACTTATAGTGCTGTAATTATTGAAAGAAAAGAAGAGGGGTTTTTGATTAAAGGCTATAGTAAGTCTAAAGGTTATTTTAATATTATACCGCACTATGAATCTAGTGCAGATTATGCAATAAATGTAGGCGGAGTAAGTGAACCGTATGTACTGTGGAAAAGTGGGCAGTATTACACTGTTGGTACTGTTGTAAAGAATAATAACACTTTTTATAGATGTAAAGTAGCTAATAGAGATTTAGAATTTAAAACAGAATTTTTTGAAAAATTGCCTAAATTGCCAATTGTAGGCGGTAAAAATGCAATTATTAGAAAAGGTTTTAAGCAATCAGTAACTGAAATCCCTTATGGTACATTATTGTTAAAAGAGCAAGATGTTGTAGATTTCTTACTTGGATATAGCGAATATTTACAATCTAAAGGTTTTGTATTTGAATATTACAAAGATACCGAAAATGTAGTATATGATTGGGTACACTCTGTTAGAGAATTTTTGTTCTGGACATTATTTAGATTAGACGAAGGTAGTGTAATATCTTTAAGTCCTAGTGCAAATTATCTAGAATTAAAAAGTGAATATTCTGTTGTAGGAGATATTAATAATGGTCCTAACGATTATACATTGTTAAATGCTAACAGTGAAGCGTTAATATCTGATGCGTCGTCTTTGGGCCGTAATGATAATAACTTTTTCTTATACATTAATGATGAAGAAACCGGCCAAGGTATATATCATTTAGAGTTACCGCTAATACAAAAAGAACACGTAGTTGTGTTAAACAACCAAACAGTGTTTAATGATACTATATACGATACTATACCAGGTTATAGGCAAGAACGTATAAAAATTATAGGCTACAGAACTGATGAGTGGAACGGTAGTGCTAATATACCTGGATTTTTCTATCAAGATTCGACATATACTCAATGGGATGCTAATCAATCATATCAAATTGGCGATTTAGTTAATTACGACCAAAGCTTTTATGTAGCAAATACAGAAGTGCCAGGTTTAGAATTTTTTGATGCAAGTTATTGGACAGAATTACAAGAAAAACCGAGACAAGGGCTTTATCCTAACTTTGAATATAAGGTAAATCAATTTGCAGATTTTTACGATTTAGACAGTGATAATTTTGACACAGATCAACAAAAATTTGCACAACATTTAATCGGTTATCAAAAACGAGAATATTTAGAAAATATAATAAATGATGATGTAAGTCAGTATAAATTTTATCAAGGGATGATACTAGAAAAAGGTACTCCTAACGCTTTTTCTAAATTATTTGATGCGTTAGCAAGCGATGAAAAAGACAGTTTAGAATTTTACGAAGAATGGGCAATTAGAGATGGTCTTTACGGAAATTCTGATACATTTGATGAATTTGAAGTAAAATTAGATGAATCTAAATTTGTAGTAAATCCACAACTTATACAAATTTCTGACAGTGACCCAATAGATAATACCACTTATACTATTCCTAATTATGAGGTTTATTTACCGACTAAAGACGATACAGCACCGTTCCCTGCAAAAACCCAACTTACAAGCTTTGTAAACGATTCAGGTTACGTTCATAAAGATGATGTGAAACAGCAACTATACAAGTTAGAAGAAATTATAGGTAATCCAACAAACGTTTTAGGGAAAAATGAATACTTATGGATATTTGGTAAAGATAATGAAGATTGGGGTGTGTATAGACATACAGAAGCTGACCTACAAATAAAGAGTATTGATTTTAATATTTTTACAAAAGTTACTACACAGAATGTAGGTTTAAATACAGAATTGTTAGCCGGAGTAATAAGTAGAGAAGATTTCGATGCAGAATTTGAAAGATATTTTAGAATTCAAAGAAGAATAGACGAAGAAAATAATAGAGGATTTTTAGAAACTGATCGTACTGGAGCTCCTGTTGAGCAAGTTATATCAGAATTAGGTCTTGAAAAATTCGATGCAGAAACAACTAGTTTTTATTCTACACAGATTACTTTTAAACAACCGGTAACTGATATAGAAGTTGGAGATATTATTGGTATTAATAATGTTTATATAACTGGCAAGACCGAAGGCGAAGTATTAGCAGATAGCTCTGTAACATTAACTAATACTCAACATGATCCTAGTGTGAATTATTTCGGCCAGGTAACCAAAAAAGACAACGATAGTTTAGAAATTAAGTTTACCCAAGAATTGCCTATAGGCAATGATATTAAAGCGTCTATTACAAAATTAGTAAAAACTAGGTTTACTTCTGTTTCTGATGCTAATAATGCACTTCAAAAAACATTCGAAGATAATATTAGTGTTTGGTTAGACAATTATGGCAATGACAAAAATTGGGTTGTGTTAGATAATAATAACCAGTTTGAATTGTTTGAAAAGTTTCAAGGACCTAAATTTACAGAAACTCCTTACAGTGGTACGTACGGATATAGTTTAGCAGCAAATAATAATAATAATCTTTTAGCAGTAGGCGATCCCGGCAACGGAGACGGAAAGGTTTGGGTTTATAGTAGAAAAAGTTTATCCTCTAATTGGGTAATTAATGATGTTATAGAGCCTGACACAAATATTGCAAATAATATGCAATTCGGTAGTAGTGTAGATACTTTTGGACCTTATATAATAATAGGTTCACCTACTGCATCTAATGTAAAAACAAAATATAAAGATAATTTTTCTACTAGCGCAACTTATAGTCGAGATGATATTGTAAACTACAAAGATAGATTATGGCAGGCACAATTTAGCTTAGTGCCTGCATTAGATGGAAATTCCTTTAATACGTTTGATACTGTAGCTAATAATATTATTCCGCTAGATGACAACAGTCAAGCATCTATTCCTATTTTTATAGTGGGCAATTATGCACTTAGAACTAATACAGATAGAATAGCGTTTACTGATCCAGTCAATCACATTTTAGTACGAGCTCCGAAACTGCTTTATGACAATACTAGAAGTGCTGAAGAGTATCAAGTAAAGTTTAATTGGAATACTATATCAAAAGCGTATCAAGACCAAGATCCTTTAGTATCAACCGTGCCGTTTAATAACGAATATGCAGGTATTGATGACACATTTTTTAATTCTCAACACGTAATAAGAAAATCAGTTGATGTAACTTTATATTTTGTTAGTATAACTAATGCGCCGCAAGAAGGCGATTTGGTTCAATCAGCTACTGGATCAGGTACAGTGGAATATGTTGCTTCTAATGACGAAGACAAATATATTGTGTACTTAGGAAACGTTGTAGGAACATTTAATTCTGCAGGATCACTGTTTTTCTCACAAACAGGTGAATTTATTGGCGACTTTGAGAAGCAACTAGACAGTGTTTCGGATGCATATGGTGGTTTTTGGTATATTGAAACACCAACTTACACAGTTAATACATCATCTACTTTTACTGACGAAGGCAGAGGGTTGGTGTATGTAGATATTAGCGATGATTCAACTAGCAGCAACTTATATTATAACATTTATGATTATAATAATACAAGTGTTGATAGCGAAAATAATCTAAATTCATATGTAAAAGTGTTTAGTAATGAAGGTTTCCCTAACGCCGACGATGAGAACGGAGAAATTTTAGATACTAGATTTGCAGTAAGAGTACCTAAAGATTTTTCTGATACAGTTTCTATTAATGATGAAGTTAATTTATTTGCAAATCAACTTCCTAATTACACAAACGGGGTTACTAATAGTACAGCAGAAATAGGATTATCACTATCTCAATTTAACAAAGCACATAAAATTGTTGACATTTGGGACGGGTATATTAACATAGAATTTACCAAGTTTACAGTACTTGGAGAGCCATATCAGCCTAAAATAGGACAGACCATAAGAGATAAAAATACAAATGCAACAGCAATTGTAAAGTTTGTAGAGCGCAACGGTATTAATGTAAAATTATTTGTAAAAAATACAACAGGGTTGTGGAGTAAAGGTGCAAACTTTGCCGACTCTGCTGCAATAGAATTTTTAGCAATACCGGATGATCCTAGTCCTGTATATCAAATTGATCGAGAAATAGGTGTAGTAAACTCTGTAAGTCTCGGACAAGATACGTTAAACATTGGAAAACTTTTAATATTTGAAAACACAGTAAGTTTTACAGTTGGTGTTTTTGAAATACCTTACACCGGGCAAAATGAATTAATAGGAGCAGAATATTGGGTTTACACAGATAGAGAAATTACAGGTAGTCCTATAATAAATGAAGCGCCGTCAGTAGTTAACAACTTTTGGCAAGAAGTTTTTAATATTCCAGCAGACGTAAATGGAACAGCAAGCGATTTTATTAATGAAGGCATGTATTCAGTTTACAAAATACTAGGTCAAGGATTTGAACTACTAGGACATTACACAGTTACTGACAGACAATCAAACAGACATTTAGGTTCGAATGTAAAAATAAGAAGAAACAATGATTTGTATAAAGCATTTGTAGGTGCAAAAGGAAATGAAGACACAATATTACCGGGAAAAATATATTTTGTAAATAATGGTAGTGCAGATTCAGAAACTTATAATTGGGAATTTTCTAAGTTTAAAAAATATAAAGGTGCATTTGACGAAACATTAAACTACAGAACTGGAGATGTAATATATCTAGATGATCCTAATGGGTCATTATACACAGCAAAAACAAACTTAGTGCCAAAACCGTTTGATATAAACGACTGGATAGAGAATTCTGAATTTATAGATTATGTAGGTTTTATACCTAACAATACAGGCACAGTTGTTATTAACGACAGTGTAGATTATAGCACAATTCTTAATCAAGAATTACTAGAAACATTTGGTTCTAGTTTTGATGTTAGTGACAATGGCGAAGTTTTAGTAGCTCGTGTAACTTATTTAGACAAACCTTCTGCTGTAGTAGTTTATAGAAATATAGATGGCTTATATCAATTAAGTCAAACTATTGGCACTGGTGATGATTCTACTAATATAGTTGATAGTACTGTTTCTGGTTTCGCGACTAAGGTTGCGATCAGTGGTAATGGTATGTTTATTGCAGTAAATGAGCCTCTCAATGATACAGTTAGGGCAAATGAAGGTAGAGTATTAATATATAAGCAAATAAATGGTATTTTTGAATTAATAGATACATTAGAAAATGCAAATTATCTAAAAAATGAGCAGTTTGCAACTGAAATTGACTTCGATGGTGAAAGATTAGCAGTGTATGCCAAGAATGCAGATTCTATAATTGATACAACATATGATAATAATTCAACAACGTTTGATTTAGGATTTACAAATTTTGCATATGCTAATTTAAATCAAGGCATAGTCTATGTATATGATAATTTAGACGGAGAGTTTTTATTATCTCAAAAATTAATGGCTACAGATAATGTAATTCCTGATTTTGGAAAACGCATGGTGTTAAAGAAAAATAACATATATTTCTCAAATGCTGTAAAAGTTGTAGATGAAGACGAAAACAATAGTGTAGGAGAAATTTACAACTTTAAACTAACTGATCCTATTAATAATTCAATGTGGTCTATGAAAAGATCATTACAGGATACAGTTGATGTAAATAAAATTAAAAAAGTATTCTTATACAATACTAGAACAAATAGTATAATAAAATATCTAGATTATATAGATCCGCAGCAAGGAAAAATTGCAGGTATTGCAGAACAGGAAATTAGTTTTAAAACACCTGATGATCCAGCAGTTTATAATGTCAAAATAATTGCTGCTCTTAAAAAACAAGACAAAGATATCATTTTTGATACAGGTATACCATGGGGACCTGAGCACGTTGGTAAAGTTTGGTGGGATATAAAAGAAACATCGTTTTATAATTCATATCAAAACGATTTAGTATATAATGCACAAACTTGGAATAAATTACTTCCTGATAGTACTGTAACAGTTTATGAGTGGATCGAAAGTACTCTCCTACCGTTAGATCATGATGTTGCAGTATCTGAAAGAAGAATTGCTAGTGGTATTTCTAAATATGGAAACAACGCCTATGTAACTAAGCAGAAATATGATCCTGTAAGTAGAAGTTTTGTTGCAAGATATTATTTCTGGGTACGCCGTAGCTCAACAGTACCAAATCTAGAAGGTAGAAATTTAAACATCACAGATATAGAAAAAATTATTTCTAATCCAGTAAGTGCTGGTATAGAATTTGTTTCATTTATAAATGGAAACACATTTTTACTTAATAATGTCCAACAATATTTAACAAGTGACGATATAGTCTTAAGTGTGCAAACGTACAATACTGGCGGTGAAAATAATAAAACACACATTCAATATGAAATTACAACAGAAAATCTAGAAACAAGTCAACCTAATGACGACGTAATATTAAAATGGTTTGACAGTTTAATCGGGTATGATGACTATCAAAGACCGGTGCCTGATCCTGCAATACCTAACAAATATAAGTATGGTAATTTGTTTACCCCCAGGCAGTCATGGTTTGTAAATAGAAATGAAGCGTTAAAACAAGTTGTAGAAAGAATAAATTATGTTTTGAAGGATAATTTAATTGTAGATAACAAAGATCTATCACCTTTATTGGATAAAGATCCTGCTCCTACAGTTGATACAAATGAATACGACCAAATAGTAGACATATATGATGATTTAGCAGATATTAAAACAGATAAACTAAAACGTGCTAGGATTTCCTTGTCTATCGAAAATGGTAAAATTGTAAGAACAACTATTGTTGATCAAGGAAGAGGTTATAAAAGAGCACCTACAATTACAGTAGCAGGTCAAGGCTTTGGCGCAGTATTAAGTACAACAATAGATAGCATTGGCAAAGTTACATCAGTAGTAATTGAAGAGCCAGGCGAAAATTATAATAAAGACACTATTGCTGTTGTACGAGGATATAGAGTATTAGTTAACAACGATATAAAAGTAAGTAACAAATGGAGTATATACGAAAGAGATACAGTTGTTAATGAATGGAGTAGAATAGTAACACAAAAATATGATACTACTTTATATTGGGATTATGCTGATTGGTATGCTGAAGGATTGAATTCAAATGTAGAAATTAATCACATAATAAAAAATACCCACGAACTATATACAGCTAATATAGGATTTGGCCAAACAGTTAAAATACAAAATGTTGGTAGTGGCGGCTGGTTGTTACTTAAAAGAGTAGACACAACAAATAGTTTAGATTATACTTTAGATTATGAAACTATAGGACGACAAAACGGTACAATACAACTATCAGATAGATTGTTTAGACCGTTACCGTTTGGTTATGACAGTAATAGTTTTGATATCAAATTATATGACTTTATTCCTATTTTCGAATTAAGAATTATTCTGTATGCAATTAAAAACAATATTTTTGTAAATGATCTTTTAAATCAATTTAATAAATTGTTCTTTGCGAGTATAAGATATATTTTAAGTGAACAAAATAATGTTGATTGGTTATTTAAAACTAGCTTTATAAAAGCAAAACATAACGTAGGTAGTTTACGTAAAGACATTACTTTTAATAATGATAATCTTCCAAGTTATGAAGAATATATAGAAGAAGTAAAACCTTACAAAAGTAAAATTAGAGAATATGTAAGTAACTATGATAGATTAGAAAAAGCTAGATCAATGATAAGTGATTTTGATTTAGGCGTAGTATATGACGAAGAAACTAATGCAATTGTAGTTCCAAAAACAAAATTTGTTAATAACTCTGTAGAAGTAGATAATCGTTTTGTATCGGCATATCCTAACAAAAATTGGATAGACAATTGTAGTTTTGAAGTAATATCTGTAAAAATTGTAGATCCTGGATCTGGTTATAGAACACCTCCGGTAGTTAATTTGTTTAGTGAAACAGGGTCTGGTGCAGAAATTAAAACTTATATAGGCACAAATGGTAAACTAAAAAAATGTGAAATTATAAATCCAGGCAGTGGATATTTGTCTGTGCCTGATGTGCAATTAATTTCAAACTTAACAGATGAAGGATATCCTGCAAAAATTAGTATTGAAATAGGCAATAGTAAAGTAAGATCACTTAAAAGCAAAATAAAATTTGATAGAACTTCAAGTAACTACGTTGTTACACAATTATCTGTTGTAGAAAATTTTGTAGCTAGCGGATCTAATTTAGTGTATGATCTAAATTGGCCTATGGATTTAACACTAACGAACATTAAAGTATTTGCTGATAATATAGAACTACTATCAAGCGAATACTCGTATGAAAACGTAGAAGATACTAGTAAAGGTTATACAAGACTTTTAGGCCAAATTACTACTACTACTCCTATAGATTCTAATGTTGACGTTAGAGTAGAATACAACAAAAACATTGATATGCTTAATGCTGCTGATAGAATAGGAAAAGTATATACGCCTATAACAGATGGAAAAGGTAAAGAACTATCGCAGTTAATGTTGGGAGTAGATTACGGTGGTGTAGAAGTTAAAGGATTAGAATTTGACAATATAAAAGGATGGGACAACGATGTTTGGTTTAATAGTGCATGGGATGCATATGTAAACACAAACGAAGATGAGATTTTTAACTTTGACGGATCTACAACAGAGATAACTTTATCAAAACCATTAGAAAATGGCGTAGTGTATAACGTATATCTTAATAATGTAAGATTAGATGATACTAATTATGATGGATCAACTGTTGTAGATAATCCTAATGCAATAATGGAATCTCTAGTTGGCGACGGAGTTACGCAGACACTCTACTTAGACGAATTTAGAATGCCAAATGCTTCTAATTTTGCAGAAATAAAAGTGAGTCAAGGCGATACACTTATAATTAGAAAAACCTCAAGTGATGGTACGTTTGCTCCGATGCCTGATAGTTTAGATACAAAAATATCAGGCGGTGAGCTATCGTATGGAAATGCGCAAGGTATTCTTGCTAACGATATTACTATAGACGGCGATAATTTTGTTACGCCAACTACAAGTGGTAGTGTAGAAGAACATGTACCAGGACAAGTTTTAGATACATTAAATATTATTGTACAGCAAAAAACAAATAACGGATCTAGTGTTATATCGTCTGACATTCATTACGGCGATAATATTACAACAGAATTTGCAATTAATGGAAATCTATTTACAACAAATCAAATAATTGTACGAAACAATGGCAATATAGTAGATAGTGATGATTATTCTGTTAGTTTTATTAATTCTACTGTAGAATTTAACACAGCACCTTCTACAGGTGAAATTATTCATATTAGTAATTTTACCCCTGGTGGATCAGATATTTTAGCATCTGAAACATTTATAAGCGATGGTAGTACAATTAACATTATCACAGATGTGCCATATGTAGAAAATTTACAAAGTATTGTATCTATTAACGGAATAGCAGCTGACCATCAAATATTAAATGACGGTAAAGATTTTACAATTATTAATTTTGCTGAACCAATCATAGAAGATGCTACTATTCAATACAGTATTTTTAGTCCTAGCGAAACTATAAATTATAGTCAAATAAATGTAGAAACTTTTATAGCTGACGGTAACTCGATATCATATCCGATAACGTCAAATAGTGATGGTATTGATTTAGCAGAGTGGAATACGGTTGTTACAGTGAATGATCAAGTATTAGATCCGGGCTACTATGAAGAATTTACATTACAAAATAATGTGTATGAGTATAGTTTAGATAATCAGCAAATTGACTTAGGTAATGTTCCTGGCTATCAATTAGAAGTTTTTGTTGAAGATAAAGAATTAATCTACAATGAAGAATTTACTTGGATACCAGAAGAAGGAAAAATTACTATTAACGAAACAGTCTTTACTGTTATAGCAGGAGAGCAATTAAAGGTATATTTACGTCACAATGCTGAATATCAATTTGGTAATTTCAATGGTGATGTTTTTGAAGTTGATAATACTACAGTTACATTTAGTAATGTATATGCAGAAAATGATGTAATAAAAATATATTCATTTGATAATTTTGTTCATCAAGGGATATTACGAAATAGAATTACAGTAAAGTCAACAACAGGAATTCCTGTAAATAGTAAAGAGTATAAAAAATTAGCAAATATTTGGAATAAAAAAATACAACTTTCTGTAGAAGCGTATGATGCTCAATACGTTTGGATTGCAAAAAATAATCAGTTCTTAACTCCTAACGTAGATTACTTGTTGGATTCTACAAAAACATTTGTTAATTTGTTAACAAGCGTTGATGTAGATGACGAGTTTTTAGTAATACATTTTGCAGCTGGACCTAGACAGCAACAATTTAGTTGGCAACAATTTAAAGACATTTTAAATAGAACAACATTTTCTGCTATTACCGAAAGTCAAAAATACATGCTAGCAGATGATTTAAATTGGTATGATAAAAAACTTGTGTTAAAATCTGCAGATTTATTACCTACACCAGGTGTTAACGATAAACCTGGTGTGATTTGGATTGATGGCGAACGTATAGAATATTTTGTAAGAGATGGCAATGTATTATCACAGTTGCGGCGTGGTACTTTAGGAACAGGTACACCTGTCTTGCATAGCAAGAATCAACAAGTACTGTATATTAATGCAGAGCATACAATACCTTACAAAGACGAAATAACTACTACAATGTTTACAGCTGATGGTACTTCAAATGAATATGAGTTAGATTTTACACCAACAGACGAAACAGAGTTTGAAGTTTTTGTTGCAGGTACTAGATTACGCAAAAATGCAATAGACAAATATAGATTTGAATACACCGATAATGAAGGTAATATAGTAGACTCTATCGCAAAAGATTCACCCGAAGGTGACGAGGAAGTTTCGGCAGAATTTACTGTAGTAAACAGTAATACTTTACGTTTAGAAAATACACCTCCTGAAAATGTAAAAATACTTGTAATTCGTAAAAAAGGCATGCTTTGGTATGAAGAAGGTAAAACTTTAGCAACTAGTAATACTGCGCCTGCAATATTTTTACAAAATGTATTCAAGTAAAAGGTCAGATAAATATAATTATTAGGATATTAAAATGAATGATAGTATGAAGGATTTTAACGGAGTGCACATTGAGGGTCACATAAAAATTCATGACCCAGACTCTGGCGAAATATTAATTAATAAGCGCAATGCTATACATTACGAAAACATGAGCATTAGTTTAGCTGAAAGTATTGGTAACAATGGTGATGGATTTATATATCAAATGGCATTCGGTAACGGCGGAACTAATGTCGATCCTACAGGTATTATCACATACTTAACGCCAAACAGCACAGGTACTAACGCAAGTCTTTACAACCAAACTTATGTTAAAGTTATTGATGACAACAGTGTTAATAATTTAGATCCTTTTAGAAACAAAATAGAAACTAGACATGTAAGCGGTACAAATTATACAGATGTGTTAGTATCTTGTTTATTAGATTATAGTGAGCCAGAAGGTCAAGATGCATTTGATAATTCTCAAATAACAGACGGAACTTTTATTTTTGATGAACTAGGTTTAGTTTCATATGATGCTAACGGTGAGGGAAGATTGTTAACACATGTAATTTTTCACCCAGTACAAAAAAGTTTAAATCGATTAATACAAGTTGATTATACTGTACGAATTCAAAGTTTAACAGGATTTAATGAGGAATAACCATGCCCTATACTATAGAATTTTCCGATAATACAGCAAAAAATCCAATAGAAGTTGAAGATAACACTATTAACACTGAAACTAGTTTAAAAATTCCAGGTAAAAACTCACTTGGTTATGGACAAGTAATTGCTGAAGATTTAATAAGATTATTGGAGAATTTTTCTAGTCCTTTAGAACCTACAAATCCAATAGAAGGGCAACTTTGGTATGATAATTTTGTAGAACAACTTAAAGTTTATGATGGTACAAAATTTTCTAGTGCTGGCGGACTACAAAAAACATTAACAATACCTGAAGTAGCAGACAGCGCTGCGGGTGATTTATGGGTAGATAGAAGCTCTCAACAGTTATATTTGTTTAACGGCAGTAACTGGATTTTAGTAGGTCCAGAATTTAGTGATGGATTGACTACTGGTGCAAGTGTAAAACAGATTGTTGCTACAGATAATAAAGAATATAATGTAGTTGTATTAGAAGTAGAAAAAAATGCAATAGCTATTGTATCAAATCAAACTTTTACACCGAAACAAACTATACAAGGATTTGTAGGCAAAGAAATTAAACCAGGAATTAATTTAGCATTATCTCAAGGAGACGTTCTTGCTACTACAGATGCACAAGAAAATTTTGTAAAATATCACGGCGTAGCAGAAAAAGCTGAAAATTTAATAATAGGAAAAGATGTAGTTGCTGCTACAAATTTTTTAAGAGGTGATGTAGAAAGTTCAACACTATATCCAATAAGAATTCGCAATGCAGATGCGTTAAGATTAGGTGTAAACAATGAACTATCACTAGGCATTGATAACAATAACGGTGTTATTTCTAATACAGTACAAAACGGAAATATAGACTTTAGAGTAAGACAAAATTTTC